GGCGAGGCGGTATTGAGCAAGAAAGACACAAAGAAAATGTCCGCATTGGGCGGGCAGCCTAGCGCCCCCTCCGTGGGTTCGCCGGACGGAATGTCTATCGACAAACTGGACGACGGGTCGTTCCATATCACTCACAGAAATAATCCGCCTAAAGACGGCGGACCGACCCCCGAGCCGAAGAAATTCTCCGCACGCAACACCAAACATCTTGTCCGTCATGTTCGGCAGGCGTTTGGCGGCGGAGCGCAAGACGACGGGATGGCGGAACCTTCTAGCTACGCAGACGGCGGGGTTGTACAGAAAAGCGGAATGGCTAAGGTTCATGCGGGCGAAACCGTTGTTCCCGCGCCTGTGAGAAATCCCGACATCTATATTGGCGGTAAGCCGAAGCCCGCGCCCAAAGCCCCGAAAAAATATCAGGCGACGCCCGACGATGTTAAACGGATCGTCACTTCCTCCGAGGTAGTGTAATGCTGCCCGCATTCGCACGGAGCGCGGGCAATGCCCTCGGGGTCTCCAAAGAGATAGGCGGGTTTAATAAGCCCCTCGGCGTTATGCACGTAGCGGGAGCGCCCAAAATGCCTACTATGCCTTCTCGATCTGTTGGCGTAGGTATGCGAGCGATGCCCGCTTCCTTTAAGCGCGGTGGAGTTGTCAAAAGAGGCGGTGTCGCCCGAGTCCATCGCGGTGAGCGGATTGTTAGTAAGCGGCGCTATCATGCGGCGAAAGCGGCCCTCGGCGGTAAGCGGAAAACTTCGCGTTTGATTGAAGCGGCGGGCCACGAGATGAAAAAGAACCCGCCTAAGATTCTGGCTAAGACCGCTCGCAAGTCCGGAGCGAAACAAGCGAATAAGCAACGAGTCGCGATCATGCTGTCGAAGGCTCGGCAAGCCGGAGCGAACGTTTAATGATTCACAAGAAACATCCAAGCCTACTTGGAAGTACTGTAGGACGCTGGTCCGTTATCGGTATTGAAAGGCAGGCGTCCGGAAAATCGAAATACGTGTGCCGATGCGAATGCGGAAACGAGAAGACAGTGTGGCCGCAAAACATACGCAAAGGAAGCAACAGTTGTGGCTGTTTGATGAAAGAACTTAGCAGGCAGCGGGCGACAACCCACGGTAAAAGCGGGCTATCAGAATACAACGTTTGGCACGCGATGACGCAACGTTGCTCGCTTATCGGCGACAAGCGGTACGCGGACTACGGTGGTCGAGGGATCAACGTTTGCAGTCGTTGGCTTGGGCAAGAAGGGGTCACCAATTTCTTGTCGGATATGGGTCCGAGGCCGTCTCCGAAGCACTCGCTTGACCGTATTAACGTAGATGGAAATTACGAGCCGAGTAACTGTCGGTGGGCTACCGCGAAAGAACAGCGGGCCAATCAACGTGCTAAACGATTGGATCAGTTTTCGGACGCCGTGTTGACGCAAGAAATACTTCGCCGTACCCCAGAGTACGGTTTGAGCGGGTGCTAATATGCCGAAACTTCACCCCGGATTTGCTGCCGTGCAAGGAAAAATCGCTAAGAAATACGGAATGAAACGCGCTGGCGCGATTCTCGCGAGTGCTACTCGCAAGGCAAGCAAGAAAGCCAAGGCTAAAAATCCGCGACTGAAGCGGGTCGCTATGCCCAAGAAAAAGTAGTCCGTTTTCCGTACAAAAATGACGATCAAGGAACTGTCCGAAAAGTACGGAAGTCCAGATTTGATTCCCAACGAGGACTTGTACGTTTTTCTTTGCGATCCTGCTACCCGCTCGGCACTCGGGCAATTAGTAAGACCCTACCGAGACAAACTGCAAGAGATTGAAACCGCCAAAGACATAAAAAGCAAGGGTGTCGTTGTAGAGACCCGCGAGCAACAGCAGGAAGCGCTTTCGAAAGAAGCGGCAATAGAACTAGAGAAGTTGAAGCAACATCCATTCATTGCCTCCGTTCGTTCCCGGTGCAAGAAAGACCTAGTTTGGCTGACGTGCTTTTTCTGTTGGGAGACTAATCCCGAAGGCGAAGGTCAGCCGATATCCGAAAATAAGATTACGTATGAATCGCACGGCCCGATCCTAGACTTGTTCGTCAAAAAAGACGACTCAAAGAAAATCAAGGATCAGGACAAGCGCAAGATTCGTATGCTACTGTGGCCTCGCGGCGGCATGAAATCCACGATTGACGTGGTTGATGCTGTTCAGTGGATTCTGAATTTCCCCGCGATTCGTATCCTGTATCTTACGGGCGATGACGATCTGGCACAGGGCTTCGTCAAGGAAACTAAGGGTCATTTTCTAGACCACACAGACGAACCGACGTTGATGAATTTGTTTTTCCCCGAATTTTGTTTCGCGGAATCCAAAGTCGGGAACGTTTACGAGTTTAATTCTCCCGTGTGGTTGGCCAAAAAAGTCTACCGCAAAGAGCCTACGGTTCAGGCGTCGTCGGTCGGATCGGGATTAGGCGGACGGCACTACGAAGTAGTCAAAGCCGACGATTCCGTTTATGACGGCAATACAGGAACCGCCGAAGTTTGTCAGAAGGTTTCTAAAAAGATTAGCACTACAGTTCGTCCGGGCAAGGCTCTGCGGTTCTACGGCTACCTCGATATCGTTGGTACACGCTACCACGATGTTGACTACTACGGCGAAGTAATCGAGAAGCATCGGGCGTCAAGCAACGACCTTGCAACTGTCGAAGGGCGCTGCTGGTCTCGTACCGAAAATCCGATCACGGGCGAAGTAATCCTAATCGGAAAAGCGATTGTCATCAAGCCCGAGACAGCGGCCAAGTTGGAAAAAGAAGGCCGCCCCGTGACGTATACGGAAGCCGGACCTGATGGCTGCGACCTGTTGTTGCCCGAAATAATGCCCTATTCTTCGTTAATCCAAGAATGGATGAACAACGAAGATACGTTCGAAGGGCAGATGAATCAGAACCCTCGGGCGGCGGGCCGGGTAACTTTTGATCTTGCCACTTTGCACCGCGCCACAGTAAATTTTCAAGAAATGCCGTTCTCCGGCCCTGTGTCGCAAACATGGGATTTTGCCGGGCCTTGGTTTCCGCACAAGAAGAAAAAAGGCCGGGATTTCTGTACCGGGTCTAACGCGATCTGGAACGAAAAAGGCGTTTGCTTTATCAACGACCTGATTCGGGATCGTTTCACTCCGGATGCGTTGGCACAGGCAGTTGTGGACTTTGCTGTCAAGTATCACCCGTTCATCGTCGGAATTGAAAATTCTCCGGGCGTTCAGTATCTTGAGCCGACGATTCTTTCCAAGGCGCGGGCGACAAACGACACTCACGTTATTCAGGTTCTCGGAAGAATCGACTGGATAACACCCGAGAATCAAATCGGGGCCAAAGAAATCCGGATGGCGGAACAGCAGCCTCTATTGGTTGCCGGACTTCTGAAGTTTGCCCATCATATGCCGCACCTTCAAATGCTGTACAAGGAATTTGAAGGCTGCTTGCACGGTGTCGGGCACGACGATATCCCAGATGTAATTTCCCGGCAACGGAAGTACGCGCCGCGTATCGTACAAATGGCGGCAAAGCCCGAAACTTCTTCGCGGGCGTTTTTGGTATCGCCCGAGCAAGCCAGTTGGAACATGATGTTTGCTGATGGCGATCAATTCGGGCGACCGGGGTTGGGCGTAACGCCTCCGCCGATTATCGCCCCTGAACCGGAACCCGAACATTCGGTTCCCGATATGTATCCGGGAGTGGCTAACGTTATTGGTTTGTAGTACGTTTTCCGTACAAATGAAAAAGACAAAGATACACAAAGGCAAGAAGCAGGAATGCCCGAAATGCCGGGAAGAAATGCTCGGCTTGGACGAATGCTTCCGTAGAATCAACGGTAAGAAATAACCACAAAAGGATTTCCAATGGCTAATAAACCCAACGCCGAGCAGGACAAACTTGTAGAGCAGTATCCGACGCAGATGGACCCGTATCGCGTGCGCGGAACCGACTTTCCCAATAAGGGCGGGTCAGGGACGGGCAGCAAGCCCGGACACGACGATCTTTTGTCCGAATCTGAACTTCAGGTTGGCCCGCGTCACAATGAAGACGGCGGAGCGGGCGAAGGCGGATATGGTACTCCGACTGAGTGGAATTCTGGTGGTCGCTCGCCGAAAGTCTCTGCCGGGTTCCCCGTGGGGAAGAACAAAGGCGAAGGTGACGAGCCTGCGACTTCCGTGTCGATTGCCGAAGGCGTGGACTTGATTTCGGGCAAGTTGACTTGCTCGGGCTATACCGAGACCGCTGTCGAGGAGACCCCAGAAAAGAGCGTCTCAATCGGGCGGCACTAATCCGTTCACGGAGCGTGAACAAAAACAATTACTGAACGCTGGACGGGGACAAGACTGACACATGGCTATTCTCGACGCACAAGTTAGCGACCCGTCCAAGCCGATAGCCCCTGAACAGGTAAAAGAAAAACTTCGTACTGGACAGTGGGACGATGCCGCCGCCCTTAGCCTCGTTCTGAACGATACCATAACAGCAGAAAGTTACGAGGCGAGCAAGCAGTGGGTTGCAGGATGGTCGTCGGGCAACACACTCTATCAATCACCGTTCACCGCCCGTTATTGGGAGGGAACTATGATAAACCGGAGCAGTATTCCGTTTTTCACAGTTGCCTCCGCAGTCAATAGTCTCACGCCCCAAATTCTAAACGGGCTGTTCTTCGAAAACCCGCCTTTTATGGTTCAGCCTCGGGCGAGTGGGACGAGTACAGAAGAAGCCGCCGCTGTTGGCGACGTTCTTGCGTTTCAACTAGAAGACACGAATTTCCGTGAGGAACTTCGCCTTGGCGTGATGAACGCCCTGCTGTTTGGCACCAACATCTGGAAGTGGGGCTGGGAAACTCTTACCGAGACTTATGAGACGGTTGTCCGCAAGCCTCCGACAACTGTTCCTAATCCGGTTCCGGGCGCTCCTAACATTCAGATTGACGAAGAAGACGAAGATTTGGAAATCGAGTCGGTTGAAGCCGTAATCGACCGCCCGTTCTTCGAACATATCAAGAACCTTCGCCATGTTCTGGTGGACCCGACGTTGGCGGTGCCCGATATCTCCAAGGGTAAATACGTTATCGAGCGTATTTACATGACTTGGAACGAAATTAACGATCTTCGCGGGCGTCCGGGCTT